GGAACCCATGTTCGCTTAACCTTTAAGCGGACACGCTCGGGTATCCCGTTCCTCCAAGGAGTATACGGGCTAGGTGCTTCAGTAAAATACTGAAGTAACCCGGCGTCGCTAGTGTGCTCGGTCTTCTTCACCACAGATACAATCTGTGGAACGAAGACCTCCTGGCGTTGCAAATCACAGTTCATTCTTATCCTATAGGATGAGCGCGACGGGACGCAACGCGAGTACAGCCCACTAGCACCTGAGCCGGCAGATACGTAAGGAATATCATAATTCTTACGTATGGTCGACGCTAGGTAGGCGGCGGTACACAATAACCACTTTTGATAGAAGTTATTATGGACCTGAACCGAACTAGCTACCGACTCAGGGCTTCTCGTACAGGGCAGACGCCAATAAACGGGGGTAACATTACACCCGTTAAACGCGTCAACACCGCAAGACTCACGGAATTTTCCAATTCCATAAGATTTTGCTGTGTTAACCTTAAAGTCAATGACTTCAAGTGCCTTGTAAAAGAGATCCCGACAGTCAACGGGGATGACACAGTCATCACCGAAGACGGCTACCTCTCCAGAAAGAGAGGCGATGCTCGAAGGGGTCACTCGCATGTGTCTATAAGTTAAGACACTCGCTAGCGCAATCCCTAAGAACATCAACGACTCGACTGGAAAGGTACAGGCGCTACCCATTGTTGAGAATTTTCTCAACCTCCAAAGACTGGGAACCTTAGGGTTCAAATCTTGGGAGAGGTAACGAGTCCGTGACGCCCGCAACGCATCTAGCAAACGCGAGTTTGCACAGAAGAAGTTGCCAACGGCGTGACAGCTGACACGATCGCTAGCTGAGGATAAATCCACAGTGGCGAGGTGTCCCGTTCGAGACGCCTGGAGACACAAGGTTTGGTTCAGACTTTGATCGCGAAAGCGAACAAAGTTTGAAATCCAAGTCTGTGAGCTCCGGGTACTAATGTACTGCCAGATATTCTGCTGGCACCATTGGTGTTCACTAGGCTCAGCGGCAATTAGCCGAGGCTTCGTGAATGTCTTTCGAACGGCAACGAGCCTTGAGCTAGGGTCAGTTGACCTTATCGCTTCAGGTTCCCGTTGAACGCTATCTGCCCAAGATTGGTAATTGTGGAAACCACAATCAGCAATCGGGTACACGCTCTCGAGCGCGGGAGACCAGTTAACAAATTGATATTTGTTAACGACTCCCTTTCGCTCAGAGACAGCGCCTGGGCCGTGCTTGAAGCTCCATTCCGAAGGGTCGTAAGACCCAAGGGTAGAGCAGAGGAACCTTGATACCACATCAAGATTCTTCAAAAGGACAGGCAGTTGCTCATATCCGGGTTCTCCGGATTCCAGCAGACGCGTGACTCGCGAACAGTAGACACTACTATTGTGGAAACCACAATAGTAGTTACCTACTTGTTGCGAACCCTCTTCGTCGAGATACCAGAAGTCATCGACTTCCGGTAGCTCACTGTCAACACGATGCATTTCCTCAACTTCGTTGAGTACATGCGAAGTGTCACAGTCAATGGCAGCTTTCTTAGCACAGTA